AGAGAATGGAATCACATATTTCTTTCAGTCAGGGTATGACCCACTGATCTATGACCCTGCTGTAAGCACCACCACATACAGGCGTGTGAGCGAGAAAAGTGGTTATGTTGCGACTGCTCCACAAACCAACATTGTTATCTCTGCCTATGGTCGCTTGTGGACTGCTAGTAGCACTGCTGACACTGTAACTGTCTATTTCTCTGACTTACTGGCAGGGCACATCTGGTCAACAGGAACTGCTGGTTCTTTGGACATTTCACGGGTGTGGCCCAATGGGTCTGATGAGATTACAGGGTTGGCGGCTCACAATGGGTTCTTGTTTATCTTTGGCAAGCGTCAAGTATTGATTTATGCAAATGCGACTACCCCATCAAGTCTGTCTCTGAGTGACACCATAAGCAACATTGGTTGCATTGCAAGGGACTCCATTGCCAATACAGGCAGTGATGTGGTTTTCTTGTCAAACAGTGGTGTGCGCTCATTGCTCAGAACCATTCAAGAGAAGTCTGCACCTTTGCGGGACTTGTCTAAGAATGTGCGCGATGACTTGATGACGATTGTGAATGCTGAGACATTGGCAAACATCAAGGCAGTCTATTCAGAGTCAAATGCCTTCTACCTGATTAACTTTCCGACTGCAACCCAGACCTATTGCTTTGATACCAAGGCGGCATTGCAAGATGGTTCTTCACGGGTAACTGTGTGGGATTCCATCACGCCAACGGCTTTCCTTGCTAAACGCAATGGAGACTTGTTGATTGGCAAGAATGGTTATGTGGGCAAGTATGGCACTTACCTTGACCATGCAAGCACATACAGATTGCAGTATTTCACCACCTATGCTGACCTGGGTGCGCCCAATGTCACATCTATCCTGAAGCGCATTGCTGTAGTAGTGATTGGTGGCTCAAGCCAAGGCTTCATCATCAAGTGGGGATATGACTTCACGGGTCAGTATTACGCCACCACATTGCAAATTCCTCAGTCTACTGTTGCTGAATATGGTACTGCTGAGTATGGGGCAAATGGTGTTCCTGTTGCTTACTACTCAGATGGCATTTCTTTGCAGACTTTGGTTGGTCAAACATCAGGTTCTGGCAAGACTGTGCAGACGGGTTATGAAGTGCAGATCAATGGGTATCCTGTGAGCATTCAAAAGATTGAGATACAAGCCAAGAATGGCAAACTGGTTTAAGGAAGAAACATGGCAAATTACACCAAAACCACCAACTTTGCGGCTAAAGATGCTTTGTCGCCAGGGAATGCAAGCAAGGTTGTCAAGGGAACTGAGATTGATACTGAGTTCACCAACATTGCCACTGCCATTGCAACCAAGGCAGATGGAACCTTCACCAATTTCAGCTTTGTTGAGAGTGGGTCTAATCTGCTTATTCGTCACTCAGGAACTGATGTAATGAAGATTGACAGTTCAGGTAACTTGACTGTGTTGGGCAACATCGTGGCTAACGGCACTGTTTGAGATAAACATAATGCCTGAAAACATTATTCCAAAAGTTGGAACTCCTACTTGGAACTATGCCTATGAGGACAATAGGTTAGCAAGTGTTACTGGAGAAGACGGGAAAGAGTATTTCTTTGTTCCGCAAAGCTATGTCCAAAAAGGACAGGTTTTGGGAGACTTTCAACAATACAATAAAAAGTTTCTTGACCCAAATACATTCAAAAATGCAGTTGCATTTGAGTTGCCAGAAGGGATGCAATCAAGGCTAGAGAACAAAGGCTTTCTTTGGCCTGCTGATGAATTCAATAAATTAGGGTTAGAGCAATATGGCGGCTATACCATTGATGCAAATAATCCGCCAATTGTTGGTTTAGGAAATCCGCATCCAAGTATGCAAGTTGGTGCGCCAATTTCATACATTACACAACCAAAACTTGCCCCTGGTGGTGAGCGTGTTCAACAAGATTGGATAACGGCGGCTGATGGTCGCCAGGGTGGGTTGGGTCAATATGCGTATTACAAATACCAAGGCCCATTAGCTGATGCCGCCCGTGGTGGATTACAGGCAATTGGCCCACTTGCTCCGATTTTGTTGGAATATGCGGCTCCTGGCATGGGACTAGGCTTTGCCTATTCTGCCGGAAATGCTGCTGGTAAATTGGCAACTGGTCAGCCTGGAGCCGCTGAGTCATTAGCAACATCTGTTGTTTTGTCTCAATTGGGTGTTGGGTCTGGTGTTGCAGAAGCCACTGGTTCTACTGTTGCTGGTCAAGTTGCCCAAAGCACTGCCACAGGATTGCTAACTGGTAAAACGCCAGAACAAGCACTTACTGGTGCCGTACAAGGCGTTGCAATTGATAGCCTTATGCCAAACCAAGGCGCAACAGTAAAGACAGAACAAGAGGTTCTTGCTGGACAACAGGATTTGCAGAATCAGTTGGCTCCTTTTGAGGTAGACACAACTGCATCATCATTTGACACAAAAGACATTATTAATGATGGTTCTGGATTCACACCACCTACACCAACACCGCAAACACCGATTACTGGAAATACTGGAGGAAATATGGCAACCTACGATGAAGAGATGAATGCTCCTGCGACTGAGCTAGAGGATACTACTCCTTTTAATTACACTCCTGAAGAACAGCAATTGATTTATCAGTTGGCGCAAGAAGCTGGTGGTACTCAAAACATCAGTGATGCGTATGCTGCACTTACTCAAGCCGCACAACAAACAGCAACTCAGTCTGGGCTAAAAGTTGGTGATGTATTGAAGTTTTTTCAATCTAATCCAAATGTAACAAAAGGATTGGTTACTGCTGGAATTAGTACTGCTGGTGGTTTATTGAGGAATCAAGCCAATGTAGAGGCTGCACGAATCTCTGCTCAAGCAATGCGGGATGCGGCAGCAACAGCGGCAGAAGCACAGAAGTTTCGTCCTGTTGGCGTTACCACGCGCTTTGGCGCATCACAGTTTGGGTTTGATCCTACAACTGGTCAATTGACAAGTGCTGGTTATCAGTTAACACCAGAACTCAAGGCGATGCAAGACCGCATCATGGCTTTGTCTGGTCAAGGCTTGACTGAGGCAGAACAAGCTGGTGGTCGGTATGCTCCTTTGACTACTGGCGCACAGGGCTTGTTTAGTTTGGGTCAACAGTATCTGGCTAAGTCTCCAGAGCAAGCTGCTGCTGATTACATGGCTAAACAACAAAACTTGTTGGCCCCTAGCCGTGAGCGTGAATTTGCTCAACTGCAAAACAGATTATTTCAAACGGGTCGTGGTGGCTTATCTGTTGGTGGCACTGGTATGCGCCCAGGTGGTGGTGAAGGTCTACGGGCGGCATCTCCTGAGATGGAAGCCTACTACAACGCTTTGGCCCAACAGGATGCTCAATTGGCTGCACAAGCACAGACAGAAGGACAGAGACAAGTTCAATTTGGCGCTGGGTTGTTAGGAACTGGCTCTAACTTACTTGGGTCTTATAGAGAAGGTTTAACAGGTGCTTACTCGCCATTCAGCACTGGCATTGGTGTGGGTTCAGCACTAGAGTCCTTGGGCCAAGCACCTTTGGACATTGGCGCACAGTTGGGTGGTAGGTCTGCCCAGGCTGGTGCTAATGTTGGACGAACATTGTTTGAGGGTGGTATTGCTGGAGCCAGAACGACTCAGGCGGCATCTGGTGTTAGTCCTTTTGGAACTGCATTGACCAGATTTGCAGATAGTCCTGAAGCACAACAAGCATTGCTTGGAATGTTTACTGGTGGCACAGAATATGGAACTGACACTCGTAGATACAACAGAGACACAAATTTCTAAGGAATAATTATGGCATCAGAAATTGTTGGAAGTTTATTCGGGGTGACTCCTGAGTTGTATCAAGAACAGCGTGACTTGATGCGTCAAAAGCAAGCAATGGAGTTTGCTCAACAAGACCCACGCACACAGGCGACCTATGCTTTTGGTCGTGCTGGTCAACAGTTGGGTCAAGCCTTTGGTGGTCTGATGGGTGTAGAAGACCCTCAGATGCGTCTGATTAGCCAACGCAATGCCTTGGCAAAGCAGTTTGATGTAAGCACTCCAGAGGGTCTTGCTCAATATGGAAAGGCTTTGCAACAAGTTGGAGACACTCAAGGTGCAGTAGCAATTTCATCTGAGTTGAGAAAAATTCGTTCTGAAACATCAAAACAAGAATTAGAGCAAGCCCAAGCAATCAAAGCACTGATGCCGCCTAAATTGACGGGTGATGAACGATATATTGCTGACTTACGAATTGTTGAGTCAATGGTTCGTGCTGGAAAAGAGCCATCCAAAGAACAATTATCAAATGCAAATATTGCAGCACAAATGTTGTCAAAGCCCCGTAGTTTCTACGACCAAGCAAGTGGGCAAACAATTACGATTCCTGCGACAGACCCGTCAAAAGCATTTCCGCTAACATTTGAATTGGAGGAATTCCAACCATTAGTGGCAAAAACAGGAACAACAACAGCGCAAGTTACTGGAGGAAATCTTCCAACCGCTTCTCAAACCTCAATTGCTGAAATTGATGCTAATTTGACAAAACTAGGTAATTCAAAGCCTGAGTTACAAGGATTTTTAGATGCGCTGAAGTCTGGTCAAGTCAAATACAACGCAACATCAAACACATTAGATTTGCTTGGGGCAACTGTTTTGCCAGCATTTGGATTAAAAGAAAAAGGCGATCAAGTCAAAAAAGATGAGATTCAACGGGCGCTTGTAGAACGAGTAAATACGCTTTTAATACAAGCAAAAGGAACTCAGACTGAAGGCGATGCGACAAGGGCAAAAGATCAAATTGCAAGCTCAACAACTTATCTGAGCCAAGCCAGGATGACGGGTGCAATTGAAAGCCTTATGAGGGTTGAAGACAAACTTGCAAAAGAACTTGAAGCAAAGAAAAAGGCTTTGCAAGCACAGGGAAAAACTGTTGCTCCCAATGTTCCTGCAAGACAAGCACAACCCCAAACTCAACCGCAACCGCCAGCACAACCGCCAGCACAGGCCCGTGCACAACCAAGTCCACAACAGCCGCAACCACAATATACAGATGACCAAAAAATTCAACTCTTTATGAGAGCAAATCCCAAGGCAAGTCGGGAACAAGCAATTGCTGCTCTTAAAAGAGCTGGAAAACTCTAATCAAGGAAATCATCATGGGCTTATTTGATTCGTGGGAAAACAAAACAGATGCAAGTAAGTTGCAGGAAAAGTACCTTACTGACTTTCAAAAAGGCAAGGTAAACAAGGCCAATGAAATTGCAGAAGGCATCATGCAATCTGTTTTAGAACTTGGCACATCCATTGGATTGACCAAGCAACAAACGCTTGATAAATTTAACGCTCAACTTGCAAAACAATCAGATCGGTTGCCATACGACAACAGAGTTTTGGGTGCTGCTGGTGAAATAGTTGGCGAATTGATGGTCGCGGCTCCATTGTCCACAATGGGGTGGTTTGGTGCTGGTGGTAAGGTTGCTCAAATCTTCAAACAAGGATTGTTTGGTGGGCTTTGGGATGGCATTACAAAACCTGTTTCTGAAGGCCAAAGCAGGACTGAACAAGCTGGTACTGCCGCAGCTATTTCTGGTGGCGCAACAGCAGTTCTTGGTGCTTTAAGTAGGCCCATTGAAAAAGTAACAAACTTTGATTTCAAAGCCAACATTCAATCTGTAAAAGATGCGTCAGCTTCACTTGGGGTTAGTCCTCAATTGCTTGGCGACTTTACTGGCAGGGAAATAACACGGGCTGCTGAAGCAACCAATCGGGCTAGAGGTGGTGGTGTTGTTGAAAGACTAAAAACCAACATCAGTGAACTTAGCAATGCAGCGGCAAAGGTTGAGCAAAAATACACTGGTGGCAGAGCTTATTCTGGAGAAGCGGGTAAAAATGTTGCCACCGCAGTGCAGACCAACTATAAAAATGCAACCGCAGAAGGAAACAAACTTTATAAAAAACTAGATGCTCTTTCTGAGTCAACTGGTTTGACAAAGATAAATCCAACAGAAACCAAAGCCGCAGTTAATCAAGTTTTAGATGAGTATGGAGACTTGTTTAAAGCACTTGAAAGACCTGCTCTTGCATCAAAATTTGAGGCAATGGCTGGCAGACTTGGCAAAGAAGAAGTAAAACAGGCTCAAGGCGCAATTGTGGATGAGTTTGGTCGCCCAATGATTCCTGAAATAAAAGGCCCAAAAGAATTTACATTCAAGGACATACGACAAGCCAGAGAAGGTTTGGTTGATGCTTTGCAATCTGCAAAACAACGCAATGTTTTTGGCCCAGTTGAGTCTGTAAGACTTAGCAACATTATTGAGGCTTTGGATAAAGACATTGATAACTGGGGCATTGCGGCATCTAAAAATGAAGAAATTGCAGATGCTTGGGGTGCTGCCAGAAACTACTGGAAAGGAAATGTTGTTCCTCTGCGGGATGCTGACCTTGCAATCACAATGATTCGTGATCCAAATTCTGGTGAGTTAAAGACTGACATTTCAAAACTTGCTGGGAAGATTGTTTCCTCTGAGTCAACTGGTCAAGAGGGTGCAAAAAGAGCGTCAATGATGATTGCCAAGGTTTTGCCTATAGATATTAAAGAAGATGTAGCTGCATACACATTTGATGTTGCTAGAAAAGAGGCGACTGATGCTCAAGGCGTATTCAACCCAATCAAGTTTTCATCATTTTTACAAGCAAGAAAGCAGAATCTTCAACCATTTGTTGAGGACAACCTAGACACGCTTCTTAATAAATATAGTTTCCTTTCTCAATCGCTCACAAGGAACGCTGGCAATATGGGCGCTGATGAAGCGGGAACTCAAATGTTGAGGCTTGCGGCTGGATCGGCTGTTGGCGGCCCAGTTGGGGCTGCTGTTATGGCAACTCCTGTAAACAGAATCATGGAGGCTATTTCTAGAAATGCTTTTGATTCAAAAGCTGGAAGATTAATCATGCTTTCTGGAAAAACATTGGATGACTTCAGGCCTTTGGTTACTGGAGCAACATTGTCAGATCAAGTGACTGAGATGGAGCCTCAGTGGGTTATGCCACCAGAATTGGGTGGAACCACAGAACCTGGGATGCAAGAAGAGGAATTTATCATGCCACCAGAACTGCAAGAAAGAGCGACTCCAGAAAAAATTGGATTCGGCGCTGAAGATGTTGCACCATCAATGAGTCCTATGAGTGGAATAAACCCACAACTTCAGCCAACCATGTAAGGGGCATAAGATTGATCCTCTCACCCTTCTGGCAATGGCAAATGGCTGTGTCGCAGCTATTCGCAAAGGCTGTGAACTCTATAAAGAGGTCAAGGGAACTGTTGCCGCAGCCCAGAAGACTGTTAAAGAGGTCACGGCTATTGCTGAAGAAGTGGGTGGCTTCTTTGGGTTCTTCAAGAAGAAAAAGCCCAAGCCCACAGCCCCTGTTGTTGCTCCCAAAGCAAAAAAGGCTGAGCCAGAGGTTTGGGATGAGAACAAGGTTGTCTCTGACTTGGCGGCTAATCTGTCGCAGTTCTTCAAAGTTCAGCAACAGCTTGCAGACCACATTCGTGAGGAAGAAGAAAAGTCTAAGACTGTTTATGACCCAAGTCAGAACATCATGGAGTCGGCGCTAAACAGGGAACTTGCCAAGACGCAGTTTGAGAAGTTAGCCAAAGAGATTCGAGAGATTATGGTGTATCAGTCACCCCCAGAGTTGGGGAACTTGTACACACGGGTGAACCAAATGAGGGTCATCATCATTGCTGAACAAGAAGAAGCAAGGTTGGCCCAGGAAAAGAAACAGCGAGAGGTTGAATGGCAACGCAGAAAGGTAATCAGCGCAATCCAAGACAAGGCAATCTACGGGGTAGCTTGTTTAGTGTTCGTCCTTTACCTAGTCCTGTTCTTCAGCCTTCTAATAATGGATCGAAAGGTAAGATGGGGTTTCTAGTCGCATTAGTTGCTATGGTGCTGGTCTTTGTCCTACTGCTTCCGCTGTTGGGGAGCATTTACTATGACACATTGGCTGCACAAAAGGAAAGCAAAATGCAGATTGACCGCATGGAGAGACTGCGCCAACAGTTAGAGTACGAGCGTCAACAACTAGATAGGCAACGCAATGAATCAAAATAGGTTTCTATGGGGCGTGATTGTTGTATCCATTGCGGTGGTTCTTTTGCTGGGTGGATGTGAAGACAGATACCGCTATGTTTGCCAAAATCCTGATAAATTTGACCTGCCTGAGTGTCAAAAGCCCAGATGCTTATTCACTCAAACCTGTCCTGAATACCTTGTAGCACCTATCTTGACCACGAAAATTGAACCCCCAAAGGTTGAAGAAAAGAAGGCCGATGATGACAAAAAGTAAATACTCTCCTGAAGACCTAGAAGTTCGCATTTGGGGCTTTGTGGTGGTGATGATTACCATCATTTTGTTTGGCATCGTGTTCTCATTGCTCTATTCGGTTACTTTTGTAACTCAGCCTATCAAGAGCATGGCTCCCATCGATCAAGCCTATACCAAGATGCTGAACGATATTGTTCTTCTCATTGTTGGCGGTATCGGTGGGATTGTTGGCAAACGGGCTGTAGGGACTGTAAATAGCCCAACGCCTACACCTCAGATTTCAGCGCCTTCTACGCCTGTTCCTGCCCCTCCTAGCCCTCCTGCAACCTCTACATGGACTGCTCCATCTGGTGCTTTACCTGCTTGGGTCAATCCTCCGCTTGATGAAAGCTGGACTCCCCCACCTCCCCCCACCACCCCACCCCAACATTTAGAAGCTGACTCAGTGCGGGAAGAAATCGCCCTTGCTAGACAAGAGGTGAAGAATGGTTAACCCATACTTCATCATTGGGGCCATGATTGCTGTGGGCGGTGCTTACGGCTATGGGCATCATGTTGGATGGGGTGACAGGGATGCTGAGATGCAAGTCGAGATTGCCAAAAAGAATGATGAAGCACGGGAAAAAGAGCGTGAACTTGCCCAACAACTGAATGACCAATCAACCAAACTTTCGGAGGCCAATAATGTCATCAATCAAAAGCAATCTAGTCTTGATTCTGCTATTCGTGCTGGTAGGTTGCGGCTCCCGTCCACAAGTTGTGTACAAGCCCCCACAAATGCCCCCACTTCCACCGGAGATAGCCCAAAAGAGAGAAGTGAACCTGTCAGACAGGTTTATGAAACTTCTGACTCCGACAGAGCAACCCTCGCAGCCATTGCCGAAATCATCGCCCAAGGCGACAGAAATACGGCCCAATTGAATGCGTGTATCGACAGTTATAACAAGGTAATGGGGGTGATAAATGGTAAATAGTGAGCAACTAAAGAAACTCCACATTGGGGTTGAGTGGGTTGATGCCCTCAATGAAACCTTCAACACTTTTGGCATTAACACACAGCGCCAGCAAGCTGCCTTTATCGGGCAGTGTGGGCATGAATGTGGGAACTTTAAGACCCTGGAAGAGAACCTTAACTATCGTGCTGAAACCCTGATGAAGTTGTGGAAGGCAAGGTTTCCAACGATGGAGATTGCCAATCAGTATTCCAAAAATCCTAAGAAGATTGCAAACAAGGTGTACAGCAGTCGTATGGGAAACAGGGATGAAGCATCTGGTGACGGGTATCGGTTCAGAGGCCGTGGGTGCATCCAGTTGACGGGCCATGCAAACTACTTCCATGCTGGACAAGCACTGGGAGTTGACTTTGTAATGGAGCCTGACCTTGTGGCAACGCCCAAGTATGCGGCACTGACTGCTGGTTGGTTCTGGTCAACCCACAATTGCAACAATCTTGCTGAAGCTGCTGATTGGGTTGGATTGACCAAGAAGATCAATGGTGGGACTATTGGCCTAGATGACCGAATCAAGCACACTAACGAGGCTTTTGCGGTGCTTGGCTCTTGAGTTTTCCACGATTGAATATCTTGTGTTTCTTGAAGAAGTACAAGACAGCTTGGTAAGCAACACCAAACCTTTTGGCAATCTCTTTCTTGCTAACACCATCTTTCCATAGCGTCAATGCTCTGGATTCGCTGATTTGAGTGGGTTTCCTGCCACTTCCAGGTCTTGCGCCACCCTTAGTCTTCATTCAAGGCCATCCAAACCATGATGCAAACGCCTCCAATGGCTAACGCAATGCCTAAAAATCCTATGGCAAAGATTGTGATGATTGTCTCGATCACATAACTCCCCTCATTTCCCACCCCAATAAAAAGTAATTCCAACGAGTAACGATGGCAGAGTTTGTAAACTTCTTCCCGTCCCATTGAAGTTCATCCGGTGTGTAGCCTTTGCCTATCATTAGGGCTATGAATACTTGTCGTGCTTTCATGTGTTCACCTTTGGTGGCACTGGTTGTGCGTCCAACATATTTCGACACGCAATAATGGATGCAATGTCATCAGGCTCTTGCTCTGTGCGCTGTGCTGGCTGTGCCAATCGTTCTTTGAGTACGCCAATGGCTTTTTCATAGATTGATCCACGCTCAATCATTAGCGTTTTCAACGCATCAAGCGCTATTGCCATTGCTTCTCTGTCAGTCATGCTTGTTCTCCTACAACCCACACAGCTTTACCCCCAGTAGGCTCATATTCATCAAACTTCAAGCGGATGTACTGCTGTCCAGGTATACCCGCAGATTGCACATATCCTTGAATGCCAAAACTCTTGAGTTCTGTCACCACGACCATGCAAGCACCAAACATTTCTTTGTCTGGTGTGACTTGCACAATGTCTCCAATTTTTAAATCTTGTGTCATGCTTCCCTCGCTTTCAGCATTGCGTCTGCCATTTGATAAGCCGCACCTGCATAAACTTGTGGAGATGCAGTTTCTTTACTGTTTGGATGAGCAAGCATGGATTGCATCGCCTTTGCCGCAAAGTAATCGCGCAGGGTCATGCCGTTTTGGTCAATCTCATATTCTTTGGCAATGTCTGAATGTTCAGACTTTATGAGCAGTGCTTTTTGTTTGCCTGGAAATGCTGGTGGGTTATTCATTTTGTTTTCATTCTTCTGATGTACACAGTAAACGATTGAATCGTGTCTTTGCCAAACGCTAGAGTGCATTTCTCAATGTGTTGGGCAACTTCTTCAATCACTTCATTCCTGGCATTGTTCTCAGCAAATCTAATGATCTGGTGCTTGCGTGACCCTTGCAGACCCCAATCACCTTGACGCTTTGCAAGTTCATCAAAAGCCTCGTCTTCAGGTTCTTTCATCTGCAATTTCCTTGTCGTTACGCTTGATTTCATGCTTGAGATATGCCAAATCAGCATAGGACAACTCATCTGTTATGTCCTTAATTTCCAGGTTAAAGCGCATCCACTTGACTGTTTTCTCACAGTATGCGATTAAGCCAACAGAGTCATCTGCTTCATGCCATTGGTAATCAACCTCAATTCGGTCAATCTCTGGATTAAAGTCATCGTCTACCCACTCAAAAGGCACAAATTCAATTGTTTGCATCATTCACTCCTATCTGTTCAATGTCTTGTGCGGCAAGGAGGGCATCCAGGGCCACAGATTTAAGGATTACAAGGGCAGTCTCTAGCGAGGATGGATTGAGAGCCTTGTGAGCCTCTACATCCTGCCAGAAAGCATTTAAACGGGTTGTTTGTTGTTGGTTCATGCGTCAATTCTGCCTTGTCTGACAGAGATTGGAATAGGGATTTACCCTAACTTACGCATAACCCTTTGGAGCCGCCCAGAAACGCCTTTACGGGTTCCAATGACCTCAATGAAGCCCTTGTCAATCAGCGCCTTGTATCGGGCTGTGACGCTGGAATAGGGCAGAAATGGCAGTTTGGCAAGTACATCATCTGAGATGCAACCATCTGGGCCATAGGCGGCAATGGTTTCATACACCAGTGACTCCATCTTTGTGGTGTCGATTGCCTGTGCTGCCATGTGGGAAGTGGCGGGGTCTTCTCTGCGAGACAGTTTAAACGGCGCAGTTCCAAAGAACTTCTCTACTGCACCACCAAACCAAGATTGATCTAATTTTGTCATCATCAACTCCTATTAAATTGGGGCCGTAGCCCCGTGAGGTTTATCAAAAGGGAATATCGTCATCCGCATAAACTATCTTTTTCGGATTAGCTGCTGGAGGTTGTCCATCTTTGGGATTGACTGCCAAGCCCATGAACTTGCCACTCTTGCCTTCTTTGATCCACGCTGAGAGCCAATACTCTTGACCATCAACAGTTATGTTACCTTTGTAATCTGGC